GCATGTGAAGAACAACGAGGTGTCTATGATGAAGCCACTAATACATGTAATTGCGCAAATGGAACAGTTTAACATCGGTACAATGCAGAGACTATCAAAAATACAATATCGTATGCCTGTGTATCTGTGAGAGCAATCGTAAGTAGATTCAATGCATTGATGATGTATCCAGAATTAGACTTCGATGTAGCAGTCATTCCTTTTGTGCAGAAAATGACTAGTCGTTGATTAGGCTTCGGCATTGAGTTGAGATCTGTAATCAAAAATCTAAACATGGTGCGTAGATTGTTCTGAGTTAGGTTTGCATACTGTTGCGGATGTATGTCTTCAAAACCAAAACTACGAAAGATATGTACGATAACATTCCAACGTCGATTGATATTCTCATCAAGGTCTTTAGACGTCATTGGAACAGGTAATTTAGACCGTCGACGATATAGATGTAATTTTCGCAGCCGTGCTAAGTCACTATGAGCCAATGCAACATTCGTATACGGATTGATTGGAGTGACGGATCGAATGATCCACTCCCAGATAGTTCCGAAATCAAACCACCAAATCTTTCCACACTCTTCAATCCCAAAGTAATCAAGTGGGAACTGACGTTCCTTCGATTCAGTGGTTACTAAGTCTTCATCGTTTGTACAGTCTTTACGAGTCAACACACCCGGGCCTGCCCATTTAAGTACTCGACGAACACACCATCCACGAAAGAGTGCTTGAACCTTTGTAAAGTGATTCAGTTTCTGACGGTTTACATCGCTCCAAAGACGAGGATTTTTTGCGCGCACGTGACGGCCGCATAAGGTATGTCCTTTGATTGCTTCGGAAACACACTTGTCTGTGGACGTTCGATTCTTTACAGACGCACATTGAGGCATTGTTTATACTGTCCTAAGTCTTGAAAACTGGAAACCTGCGCGAAAAACGAATCCGGTCTCGGACAGGCGTATTCAACTCACAACAATTCAAATGGCTACTACTGCAATCATTCCTTCTGAGAACTTAGAAATCAACCGTGTCTTGATCGGCGAGATTCGCTCGAACAAGGCTGGAGGTAAGACCGTTCCCATCAAGTACAACAACCAGGCACTACAGGTTCGCATTCCTCGTATCTATTATCCAGCAGGTCTTGTGACTCGCGTAGACGATAAGACAGGACAGTCCAACTACAGCATGTTAGCCTCTCTCAAAGGCTGCGACCCATTCGCAAAGGACCGCTCTGAAGACGGCTCTGAGATTGGAAAGTTCTACAACTTCCTTCTCGATTTGACTGAGAAGATCGTTCAACACGCCATTGGAAACAGTGGAAAGTGGTTCGGAAAGTCAAAGTCTGAAGCAGTTCTACGTGAGACAATGAAGCCTATTCTCACACCAAGTGTAGACAAGGTCAACGGTGAGTATGTTTCAAACGGAAAGTATCCACCTTCGCTCCGCATGAAGATCTCGATTTGGGATGGCCAAGTCGGGATGGACGCGGTTGACGCGAATGGAGCTACAATTGAACTCTCTGAGGACAATCTAGCACAGGTGTTTGCAAAGCGTGTTGAGTGCCGCATGGTCTTGACTCCAAGCATCTACGTCACAGGTACTGGTTTCGGAGTGACTTGGCGAGTCATTCACGCAAAGGTGTTTCCACCCTCTCGTGTTGGAGCCAAAGCTGCATTCGCAGACATCAAGGAACCCGATGAACCAGCCGAGAATGAAGAGGAAGAGGTTTCTGAGACTGTGGTTACAGAGGAAGTGGATGCTGAGGCTGAGGCTGAACCTGTTCGCTCGGTAACACCTCCTCCAACTCCAGCTCCGGTTGCTGTTGCAGCTCCGAAGAAGGCGGGTCGAAAGGCTCAGGCAGTTGCATAAATCCAAGTAAAGACCATACACTGGATTTCGCTGGAGGTATAAATACCATCATTCGTTCATCAATGAACCACACTTTTTCCTTTTCTGGAAACGTTAACGGTCCAGGTGTACCACATGGAAAGGAAGTCAATGAAGTATGACCGCATTTTTCACATGTATAGACTTCAGGTAGTTTTGCAATCATTTCAGGTGTTACGATCCGAACAGGACCTCGACTTACACATCGTTCTAAAAACTTCATAGGAGAGGTCCATCCTTCAGTTAGAAACTGCTCGTATGAATGTTCAGACATACGTGACCAAATGGAATCACTTTCCATCCATCCATCTTCTTGAAGAAGGGTTGCAAAGGGTGTGTCTTTATACCACAAAACTGAAACGTCACCAGGGTTATCGCGATCATGTTCGGCTACACCAATACGGTCTAGATCTTCCGGGTCGTATAACCAATATACATTTGCATGTTCATACTCCGGGTCGCGTGCTCCACGAAAGACTTCACGACCTTCAACTTTCCATAGATCCGATACAATGTTAAGGTCATGTTCGGTAATGTCTGCGCTTATAGGGTAGACAACGGCCCGATTCCTAGATGAAAGCATCTCTTAATCAAAGCTAACCTTTACTGTAACGTCATGAATACGCACGGTCTTTGTTGCCGAACGACTAAGTTCATGTCTCTTTCGACGTTCTCCCTCTTTGGGTTGAATGACTTGAGAACACTCTTCCATGTCGGCGTGAATCTCATCATAATGAGTGTCTAGGTAATCAAGTACTTCATCTTGAATTGCCCATTCAAAGAAATTCAACTGACCTACAGTCGTATCTAAGCCGCGAAACTGAATTCGCTTCCAACGACAAAATGGATCAAACATCTTTTTATTGTAGGCCTTCAGATGTGACTTGTACCCTAAATAGACGATGATATGACGATTTTCCTTCGTCATGAAGGATACATTATACTTCTTTGCATAATTGGTCACAAACCAGTCCAATAATCGCAGACTTAATTTAGATTTACCCGTGAGGACTTCTTCAATCCGACGGAAATGATCCGGGTTTGAGTAGAATCCTTCTAATCGATGCAATACCCATTGTTCTTTACTTTGAATTGTCTCCATACCAATTCTGTGTTTCAGCACTGAAAATGAGTTTTCGGACCTGACGCATAGATAAACGCAATGGAATCCGTGGTGACGGAATGGCTCCGAGAACCACCGTATACACGTTCACGGAGACGCCTTAAATATTTGATCATGTTTATTACCTTACTTACAAATGTGAGTTATACAAAGGTCCGTCATTATGTATTGAATGCATTTGAAAAGGCCATGAAAGGTGAACTTGGACGTATCTGGATCCGCGATCGATGTGTACGACGAACGATTCGTGTGTACGGTATGAACGATCAACGCACGTCCGCATGGCTTGCGAAACGAGGCGAGATGATTACAGCTTCAGAAGTCTATCAGATCTTTGCGGGCGGTGAAACACGTCGATCATTGATACTTCGTAAGTTAACTCCTTCTCAAGCTTCTAGTGGATATGCAGGTGCAATGATTTGGGGAACACGGTTTGAACCTATTGCGAAAGAGCTGTATGAGAACGAAACTAAGTGCACAATCACAGATGTATCCTGTGTCCAACACCCGGTCTATCCGTTCCTAGGCGCATCTCCAGACGGCATCATCTTTCCTACAGATCCATCCGATGTTCGACGACGTGGACGGTTAGTCGAATTCAAATGCCCATTCTCTCGGGCTGAATCAGATGGTATTCCTGAAGCGTATGTTCATCAAATGCAGATGCAGATGGAATGTAGTGGAATTGATGAATGTGAATACGCAGAGTTCAGATTCAAACAGGTGTTCTCATCTGAATGGCTTCGTTCCACTGTAACTAAAAGTGTATTTGCAGTGTTTCCCGATGAAACTCTAAACTATAAACCACTGTCCAAGGATCTCAAACTGTGGCAGTCAGAAGTGAGTGAACGAGAACCTCAGTTCATCTATTGGATACTGGTTTCAACTAAGAAAGCGTTCCTTCCTAAAGATACTGGTTGGTTACCCCGTCACATTGAAGCACTAAAGACTGCATGGAATGAAGTACTTCTTCATCGCGAGGCCGGGACACTACCTTCAACTGTTAAAACACTGACTACACTGGACATTTGATAACTCCGGGAAAGTAATACCCTTCTATATTCATCGTTGAATTTGGGTACCACTTGTCCGGCATTACAATTTTTCGATGAGGGTTCAGAAATGCACCCCACCACGAGAAGCTAGAGTTTGCACAGATACCGCCTGCACATTGACTCATTAAATACAGTGTCTCAAGTTCAGGTTCATCCATCACTGTATACTTTATGTCTTGTATGAACGACTTACTGAGTGCATAGTTCAAATCGTTCGTCACAAGAAAGAAGTGGGCATTCGGAAAGAGTGCGATCGCACGTGTATAATATGCATCCAGTCCTACGTCATGATAGGCATTCCCTACGTAGTCACCTCCACGAATATGAAGAAAAATAGCACTCTCAGTTCCCGGATACTTAGTTCTCACATCCTGTGGAAATCTCAGGGTCAAGATGAACTCAGGGTCAATGTACCGCCAGTCTTGAAAATAGCCACGTAATTCAATCGGTGATCCAATGATTGGATTGGACCATTGAAGTCGTAATGCATCTTTCTCAGTGATATGAATACGAGGCCGAATCGTTGAGTGTAGTGTTTTATAGGATTGAAAGAGTGTATCAAAATACGAAACGGATGTATGAGGAGATGGATTTGCAAGAGATTGAATATAGGGTGTATGTTTGGTTCGTTTAGAAATGCTCATTAAGGCTGCAAGCTGAAACAGCTGATTTCCAAGTCCTCCAGCCAATTCAACTGTGAGTAATCCCGGCATTATTACTTTCAGGTGAAAAACCATGTTCCATAATGACCGTAACGTTTGTTACAGCGTTTATCAACTTAAATGAACCTCGACCTAAGAGTCGGTCCAATGAGAGTCGTATTCAGTTATTCAATCAACTTATTGCAACCGGAATACGTCTTCATGTATTCACAAGTCCTGAATTTCGAGAACTACTTCCACTGGAAATTCACGGAGTCATTGAAACGATTTCATTTGAAGACATGCAGTTATATTCAATTTCACCACAAGGAATACCGGATATCCGAGCAGAAGAACATGATACACGTAATTTCTTGATTCTGATGAATGCGAAGATTGAATTTATGAAGCGTGCAATTGAATCTGGACATTCATCTCATTTTGCATGGGTCGATTTCAACCTCTATCATGTGCTACAAGATCCCGATTCAGCCAATGAGTTACGTGCGATAGAGACTGCATCTTTACCTTCAAGATGCATGTACTTTCCAGGGTGTTGGGGACCGACTGTGATGTTTGATCAAGTGAACTGGCGTTTCTGTGGAGGTTTCTTTCTTGGAGATCGTCAATCACTTCTTGATCTGTATGATCTCTATTTACGTGAGTATCCTCATCTTCCGAAGCTCACATGGGAAGTCAATGTATGGGCCTACCTTGAAACAAAGGGATGGAAACCCACTTGGTACTTAGCCGATCATACTCCGTCGATTATTCGTATTCCACGAAATGTACTTTGTATACCTCAAGACATTCAACATACATGGGCGTCCTATGATCAAAAACTCTCCATTCATGGACCTATTTATAACTATGTACTTCAATGCATTCGTTCACATCCTTTGACTGCAGTGTTTCCTCAGACTGATGGAATCATTGGTGATGAAGAATATGATCGAATGGTATCTTCACTTGGGAGGATTCCACATGAAGTAACACCTGCAAAACACTATCATAACTTTGAATCCGTACATCCAGGAACTCTTCCACTCGTATGCATCTATGCAGCCCGGGAGTTTAGCGCAAAGAGTTTATTCCTCCTACCTTGGGATGATATAGCATTCGTACATGGATTAACTTTTCCACAGATTCCATGGTCTGAAAAGAGTTCCTGTGTTCTCTGGCGTGGTGGATCGAGTGGGTTTCATCGTCCATCGACTCGAATGCGAGTCGTTGAAAAACTGTTCGGTGTTCCGAATACAGACGTGAAGTTTGTTCCAGGTGGATGGCCGTTCAATGACGATGTGATTCCATCCGAACATTTCGCAAACAAAACATTACTAGGTCCTCATATGCATAGTCATTACAAATACGTTCTAATCATTGATGGAAATACACAAGCCTCTAATGGTCAGTGGGGATTTGCGCTCGGTTCTGTGCCGATTTTGATTACTCATCCAGGGAGTCGATGGTGGTTTTATGATGAATTACGTCCGATGATCAATTATGTACCTGTTCAATACGACCTATCCGATCTAGTAGAGAAGATTGAATGGTTACTTTCACATGATGAAGAAGCTCAACAGATTGCTCTCAATGCTCTTGAACTCTCCAATCGTGTTTTTAGTCCTACGTTCCAACAAGACTACATTAACAACGGTATTCAACAAATTCTCCAGCAAGATCGCTGAATCCAGCGCGTTGTTGACCGATGCGCTGTTTGAATGCATACCATTCAGCACTTGGTTGAAGTGCTTTCCAATATTGATCTAGGATGTAGATCCAATGGACTTCTGGATTCTCTTTGAACAGACGTGTTCCTTCTTCCCATCGTGTAATCAACGTATCGTAGAATCGAGACTGTACGATGTATCCGCTTGTAGTCTGCACTTCCTGAACGCGAACAAACGTTTCATCATGCGGAGTTGATTGAAGTAAATTATACGATAGCATGACTACATCATAACTTGTAGGGAGGCGTGAGATCTGTTGATTCCATTCCTCTTTGGAAACCAAAAACTCAAAGTCATCTTCAAAGATCATGACCGACTCATACCCACGGGCCTTAGCGAGTTTCAATACTTCGATATGTGAAAGATTACATCCAATTGTTCCTGGAGTGTACTCGATTGCTGGAAAACGTTCGACCTCTAGTCCAATCCGTTTGAATTCCTCTTCAACAAGTTCACGGCGATCGGTACGGCGATCCAGATTAATGTAAAAGCTGTGCATGGTTCATTCAGAACAACCACCTTAAAATCCTTCTCCACCAAGGTATTGCACGTGAAGCAAACTTTGCATTCCATTCGTTAATGGTAAACTGATTTCCCATGCTTACATTACAGCGCGAGCAAATAGGGATTAAGTTATCTAAGGTAGTTGAACCACCTTTGGACTCTGGGATGTTGTGACCGCATTGAAAATCAAATACGTTCATTCGGTTCGTACACCATACGATTGCGCATTTACCCTCAAAGATATGACCGACCTTGACCATCCATACTTGTTCGCGAAGAGCTTTTGGAATTTTGGCTTTTGTGCTCATTAAACTACTTCACCTCACCGCTGTATATGCGTTTACTCGGAACGGACTTGCAAGTCCACTCGCGGCTTCAACGAATGAGTTTCGTGGAGTGTGATTGGTTCGTTGTTCATACGAAGAGTGCTCAAGTTCCTGAGTTCGTTGAGATTGACTACGATCCATCAATTCGGGTTGAAACTTCTCGGGTTCACTTGAAACTTTCCATACTGCGAAGAGTGCAACCAATCCTATAAAAAGAGCAACGAAGTGAAGCATTGTTCTATCTCCGGCAATAAAAAACGAACTCTTTCCATCGTAGTTAGAAAGGGCAGAATGGAAGACAAGGCTCTAGAAACACTTCGTACTCTCTTTGAACGTAGAAAGTTACCTACAGAGACTAAACCTGTAGCTGAAACGGGTTTGAA